ATGCGTTACTACAAGATCATAGTATCTATGTACAAGCTATTAACTATCCAACAGTTGATGTAGGAACAGAAAGATTACGTTTTGCTCCTACTCCATTCCACGATGATGGTATGATCGAAGACCTAGTGATAGGCCTTAAAGATGTGTTTAGCCGTATAAGCTAATCAATTCCATAATGCCAAAGAACAATGCGGCTTTGACATGATCCGCATTTGCTTGCTCTTGTAGTTGCTGTGTAGCAATCATATCTTGTAATACTTCTTTAGCTTCGTCTGTACTCATCTGACCAGCCGTAACTGCTTGATGTACTTGTAATGCATATTGAGCACGTTCTGCGGCCCATTGGTCACCGCTTTGTGCTACTTGTTGTAATTGATCGCTCATTAAAATCTTCCTTGTACAGTTGTTGCGATAATGTCAGCTTGCTGTACTAGGATCTTTTTCTTCATATCACAATACATTGGACTGACTGGTCCCTTTTCACTTCTATCCTGAAACTCTTTAATAGTTTCTAACATAGTCTTGTCTAGCTTGGCCATATCGGCTGTGCCTTTAGTTGTAGCATAGATATCATACCATTCTACTTTCATAAACAAATCATGTAGCTGAGGCTGTAAGTCTGCTGTGCAATCAATGTGTCTAGTTTTTTGTTGTATATCTGTAGCAATTACACTTTGATTACCATCCCAGAAGCTAGGGATTTGATCTTTAATCGTACTGCATCCGCTAAGTGCAAAAAATGCACATACCATTAATAGTTTTTTCATTTCTTGTGTCCTGATCTCATGTTTGCTTGCCAATGTGCAAGTTGACCTTTGCGGCCACCTTGGTGTGCTATCTTACGTAGTGTGCTGATGCTGGCATGCTTTGGTATGCCGTGTCTTGCGCTGTCGCCTTTGTCTTCTGGATGCTTCCCGTCAGCAAAGTTTTCGCTTACATTGTTAGCTATCTGTTCTAAGTCATGTTTGATCATGGCGATTAATTCTTTAGCGCCACCGTCGCCCCATTCTATGCTTTTAACAATAGCGTGAACACCTTCAGTTTCCATTTGATCTAATATGTCTCTAGCCAAGTGTGGAGTAAGATGTTTAAGCCCTGACTCTTCGCCTTCGGCTTCATAGATGCGTTCTTTGGCTGTGACTAATAATTCGTCAAGACTTTCACAATGCCAACGACGTAGTGCTAATGCTTTAGGTGTAGGCTTGCCATTAGGCTTTTTCATTGGGCCTTTATTGCCACTCATGCGAGCACAGAAGCTCTTACGACGTTTAGCCGATTTGCTTCCTGCTTTTAGTTTACTGGGTTTTGTAGTAACTGCTGTTTGTAAATGACTACCTGGATGCTCATGACGATAAGCATTAACAGCTTTTTGACTTAGTCCGTTGGTTTTATCGTGATGATTAACTTTGTTCCAGTCTTCTGTTATAAATTCATTCGCTCTCATATGGTATGCCTCCTAATCCGCAGCCTAGACGGGCTAAACCATTATACAGGACTATAAGGATTGCGAGGACGGTCGTAACCATCCTCTTCGGGATAAACTGGATAATCGTTTGGATTCTCATTATCCATTATTTATTCCTCAATCAGCTGAAGCATTAGCTCCACACTTGTTTCTTTTGGCTTGAGTAAGAGCGCCAAAGTCAACTGGCCATTCTTTGCCTGGTTGTAGTTCTACTGCACCTTGTGGGAAAGCAAACTTGATACCTGCATCAGCTTCAATAGTAGCAACCGGTACACGGAACTTAGTTAAGTCATTACCCAAGTTTGGATATGGTGCAACGTGAGGGAAGCCCCAACCTGCGATTTCTTTAGTAGTGTTGTTGATAACGATTTTGTAGAAACCATGTGGAACAACTACGCCTTTACCGATTGTCTTATCACCAGGACCATACAATCCGCCCGCAATAACTGTGTAGCTCTGATTTCTCTGGACTGACCATCCGCGGACAGAAGTCTCCAACAATTTCCAAATTCCGCGATTTAAAGAACCTGCTTGTGGTGACATGTTTGTCATCAAAAAACTTTCATATTCAACTTGCGGATCCCAGCTTAGGTCGCCGTCTGGAGCCATGTGTCCTTTGTCGTAACCTGTTGCGGCATAGTCTTGTGGAACAGCGCCATTAGGTACAAATTGGTTAGCGGCAAATGCGTTAGTACGTGCTACACAACCTAATGCGTTTTGTGGCAATAGTTCGTACATTACATAGTTAGGCAGTTTAGCGGCCGCGTCATAACCTACTAGATATGCTTGTTGGCATAATGGTTGTAGTTGACGTTGTGTTTGTGGGAAACCGTAAGGTGCATGTGCTTGACATTGTTGTACGGGAAATGGTGCTCTTTGTGTCCAAGCGAAACTTGTTACACTGATTAAGGCTAGCACTAAGCCTAGTAGATATTTTTTCATTGAGTAGTACTCCGTTAAGTACTACTATTTATAATATTACTTAAACCAACCAACCTTCTTTCCGGAAGCGATTCGTTGTTCGTGATCTTCTTCGCTCTTAGGATAGCGCAATGCCCAGATAGCACATAGCAACATAAAGATGCCTGTACCAACGACAGCCTTCCAATTATGTGTAGTATACCACATGATAATCAAGCTAGAATCCATAGTGATAATCATAAACCAACGAGCACGTACAGGGAACACACGTTTCTCAGCCCAGCCGCGAAGAAATGGACCAAAAATCTTATGATTCATGATCCAGTTATGCATACGTTCGGAACCTTTAGCAAAGCAATAGGCGGCGCCTACTGTTGGTGTACTCCAAGGGATGCCTGGAGTGACTAATCCTATGTAGGCAACACCTAGGAGTATAACTCCTAAGGTGCACCATAAGAACTTCTTTACACTATGAATTGTAACCATTCTTTAAACCTCACATTTTCGAAGCCTATCTTCTTACGCTTATTTACTAATTCGTAGAAGTCTGGCTTGTAAGGCTTGATTTTTGGTTTCCATCCTTTGGTTTCATCACTCTTCTTAGCGTTACATGGAGCACATGCTGTTACACAGTTTTCCCAAACGCTCTTACCACCCTTGCTTACAGGTTGTACGTGATCCAAAGTTGATTCCTTGCGTTCTAAGTCGACACCACAGTATTGGCATTCACCGTTGTCTCGTAGGTAAACATTACTGCGGCTAAAACGAATACTGACTTTTGGTTTCATGTATTCGCGTAGAATCATAACACTAGGTACTTGTGTTTCCCAATTGGCTGAATGTACTATCCAGTTGTCGTGCCATAAAATTACATCGGCCTTATCTAAGACCATGTATTTGATCGCATCTTCCCAAATTATAGTACTAAGTGGCATTACACTTACTGGCATGCCGTCAGCGTTTAGTAGCAGAGTATCTGCCATTTTGTTACCTCTTTCCGTTGTGTTACAGACCCAACCTTAGAAGTATATATTATATACTCAAATACTATTTAAGTCAAACAGCTTTGAGCGAACTCCAAACCACTTTGATCTAAATACTTTCCCCATTGCTCCGTGCCATCCAAATTGAACGCTAGTCCAATATTGCTTTTGGCTACGCACCAACTGTTTTCGTGCTTATAAGGGTGTTGCCCTTTAATTTCGTTTATCAATTGTCCTGGTGCCCAACCGCACATTCCCAAAAACAATCTCCATTCTTTAGGATGATCTCCAATGCTCAATCTGGGCAAGATATCATCTGCACTACTTACACTAAAGTCCTTGTTAATTCTCAAAGTGTTTTTGCAATGCCACTCATTTGTGTGTAGCATTGTAAGGCTTTGATTGTTAACAGGACCACCTACATAAACAAATCCTGGGATATTAAGAATAATATCTAACTGTACTCCGAATTCCGTTATAGACATTGTGCTTGGTTTATTAAGCACGATACCTAGTGTACCCTGGGGAGTATGCTCTGTAACAGCAATTACAGTTTTCTGCCAGAAGTTATTTTTGACAGCAGGTGGTGCGATTAAAATGTTTCCTACTAGTTCCATGTAGGTATTTAGTTATGCGAATCGTGCTACAGAACTTTTCACGTCTGCTACTGTGATAGCACCGTCTTTGTTCCTGTCTAACCCTTTGTTTTGGTCATACACTTTGCCACTAAATCCTGCCGCACCATGTTGTCCAAGTACTGTGTCATCTGGGTAACCCACATACTTAGGCATGAATACAGCCATGTACAAATCTCCAAGTGTGCCATTGCCAACACCTGTCATTTTGAAATACTTGTAAACATAATCTAACTGCTCAACACCATCCATCTGTTTTAATGCATCAGTTGTTGTGCCTAGTCTACGTGCTGTGTCTGGCATGAATTGAATAAGGCCTGTTGCTCCGCTTGTACTGTTTTGTATATGCGGATTAACTCCTGACTCTTGTTTGAAGATAGCCATTAAGTCATTAGCCTTAACGCCTAATGCACTTGCTACTTTTTGTAGCTTTGTTTTAAAATCAGGATCTTGAATAGTTGAAACATCGACCTTTTGTGCATCAACTGAATCGGGGCGAGCCAACACATCTTTAAAGTCAGCGGCAATGTTTGGAAACTTCTCAGCGGCACGACGAGTATAAGAACCAAGTCTTCCATCAACGCCGTCACCTTTAGGACCAAAGTTGCCTAGATCCGCACCCGCTGCCTTTAGAGCAGTTTGTAACGCCATTACATCTTTGTCTACGGCTTCTCTTAAGATTTCATAAACTCGCATTATTGACCTTTCCTTGTTCCATAGTCTGGAAGTGGACCACCGTACTTCTTGCCTTTAATACGCTTGCCGCCAACAGTAATACGTACCTTACGTTTACCGTTAGTAATCAAGTGGCTCTTCTCGCCATCACGGGCACGTAGTCCTTGGCTTTTGCATGATGCTAAATTACTAGCACCTAAGTCACTATCTGGGCGACCGCTTGTGCATAGTGCACGTGATGCTTTACCACGTTCGTCTAATGCTATTTCATGTGACTCACCGCAGAATTCACATTCACCGATATGTTTATCTATACCACGACTATTACGTCCGCCTTTCTTACGAAGATTGGCTAACTCTTGAATGCCATGTCTAATCTGTTCAATGTTCATTGCCAATTCTTCAAAATTGCGAGCAATGCCTTCCCATGTTAGCGCATCATCGGAGTTTGCACGTTGAGCTAGTTCTTTTAATTGACTAGAAGCACGTAGCATACGTGTTTTTAACTTAGCTGGATTGGCTCCTTGATGTCCATAAATCATAGGATTCATTGGCTCATTTGGATCCATTTCGATCGGAGCTTCGTCTAAAGGAATACTCTTTTTGTGTTTGGCTTGACGTGGAATCTTTTCAGCACGTTTTGGATTCTTATGGGCGCCGCTAGCACCTCCACCAATTGCCGCATTGGAATTCTTTGCTACTGGGTTATTAGTAGGCTGTTTGGGCTCTTTGCCCTCGTTGAGTAAGTCGTGCATCTTCATAGTACTGTATTTATTGATTTAAGTACTCGAATACATTTAACCATTTACGTTTGCCAATTGTTTCTTTCAAGTGTGTTAAATCTGCTTTAGTTCTATGTCTAAAGCGGGTCTTTTCTGCTTCTGGAATGGGCACAAACTCTATTTCTACGCCTTCTTGTTCAGCAATCTCTTCAGCAATATCTAAGAAGCTATGGGCTAGTCCTGCTCCACAGTTCCAAATGCCTGAGCCCCGTACTTCTTTAATAAAGTCTATGTGCAAACGGCAAACATCTCCAACCCATGTCCAATCACGCTTGATGTTTTCTGCGTTTTCCCAAACTGTAATCTTACCTTCCTTACGGGCTTGCTCACGCCATTTAACAATAGCATTACTTCGCTTGCCACGCAAGTGCATCCATTTGCCGTAGACGTTAAAGTAACGGAAGCCCTGTACATATATGTTAATGTCTTGTTGGAACACCCAGCGATCAAATAGGAACTTGCTCCATGCGTAAGGTGTTTGTGGATGACAGGGCGACAGCTCGCTAAAGTCTTTAGTATCTCCATAGACACTACTACTGCTAGCGTATTGGAAGTTAACTCCGTGTAAATTACACTCGTTGAATAGCCACTGACTAAACTCTAAGTTCTGTTTAAGTATTTGATCTACATCAGTGCAGGTCATGTCGGCAATAGCACCTAAGTGTATTACCCAATCATAACTGCTGACATCCGGGCGGTCTGTTGGATGCCATTCATAGCCGTCAATATGCCAGCCTTCCTCTTGATTGAGCCAGGCTAGCATATTTTTTCCTATGAATCCCTCATGCCCTGTTACTAGTATTCGCATGGAGATATTTATTGCACAGTGCCTTTGCGCCAGTCCTCGTTTAGAATAGTCTTATCAGAGTTGCAATTTAAACATAGCGAACGAATGTTTTCTTCTGCATCATTGCCTCCATCTGCTTGTCTAATTTGATGATCTCCAATAATACGGTTACGGCACAATCGATTAAACAAGACTGGATTATCCTTTTCCATTGTAGGATGCTTTTGTCTTACTTGCTCGGACACATCTACACCGCAATCGTCACATACCCATTTGCGATGTAGTGTGTGTAGCCTATCGATTTTACCAGCACCACCATATTCTATAAGTTTAAGTTGGTCTTCACGACAAAGAATATCACTACCTGGGCCTTCAAAGATTGTAAGAGGATTTTTACACCCGTCCATACAACACATTTTCTTTAATCGAACTTGCTCTTTAAGAACGCCATGTCCTTTAAGTTTGTCCTTACCTGGGTCGCGTAGTTTGTTCATGATTACCACAAGTCCTTCTTAGCAACAGTAAAGCCGTTGTTAGCAGAGTAGCTAGGAACAGACAACTTAGTGCTCTTCTTAAGTTGAGCAATTAAGAATGGAAGTCCTGTACGCATTTCTGTAGTAAAGCCTCGAACAATAACATTACCTTTGGCATCAACGTCTGTGCTATTCTTATTAGCTTGACGATACCAAGACTCATATGCAAGTCGAACTTTATCCCAGAACGGACCGTTAGGACCAAAGTCACCACCAAAGTTGTCTCGTGTAAACGCTACAAACTCTAACAGGTACTTGTCATCCACTGTAATTTCTTGTTCATGGCACAGGTTAAAGAACTCGTACAACTGTCTAGCTTCCTTAGGTTCTACAGGACGTTGTTGATTCAAGTAACTCCAATACTGTGCAAACATACGGGTAACTTCAGGATGCTTACGTGTCTTCAAGCTCTTGCTCATTAGTGTGTCTGCAAGCAAGGTAAACGCACCCGGCTGGTCTTCATCACCGAACTTGCTATGCGTAGCAAACAATCCAGCGGCCGCAAGGTAGTCGTTCTTAAGTGCAGTATCAACCCACTCTTGATCATCAGCATGGTCAACCTTAACACCAAATACCATTTGAATGTATTTGTCAATAAAGTCTAGTTCTTCTTTAGCATCGCCGTTAAGCAAAATAAAGTTACGACGGATTTCTAGTTTGTGTTTAACATTATAAACAACAACAGGAATCAAAGTCTTAGCAGTTTGCTCACCAAATACCTTAGTAAGGATAATGTAAAGCGTAATTGCAGTATGTTGACCGTCCCATGCAATATAATAGCCAGGCTTGTTTTCATCTTCATACACCTGAATAGCCATAATCATTGTGCTACGGAAGTGTTGGAGGATGTTTAGTACGTGACGCAGATTAAGACTGCGTTGCATTGTTGTATCAATTAGGATCTTGTCCATCGAAACCATAATTGCTTTACACAATTTAAGGTCTGCAAACTTTAACCAATCTGCATGTCGACGTTTGTATTCATCTACCATTGCGGTTAGCATGTTTACAAAGATTGGGGAGGATTTAAGCGCATCAGTAAGACGTTGTTGTAACGTAATAAAGTGGCTAGTCGATTTATTATATTGCTCGTTGACTGTTTGAGCGTGGGTAATTTGTGTCATAACTTCTTCCTTTTCTGCGGGCATACTCGCCCTATTTGCGGTCTTCACTTGACCATTTACATAAGCGGAATTGCTTGTGTAGCCTTAATTATACAAATAATCAAGACTACTGTCAATTACATTTCGCTAGAAGTTATTCTAAATCTTGCCAAAAATGCTTCAGTTCTACAATAAAATGGTTGTTTGATTTCGTTTTGATACTCAATCCATGAGTCGCCAGATACATCAATCAACTTGACAACTGTGAATTTCTTACCATTTACTTCTGTAAAAATATCGCCTACTCGAGGCATTGGATACATTTCGTTCATATCATATTTCCTGGATCTGCTTGTTCGATAATATCTAATTGTTCCCAGACATATTTCACTAGTTCTTTGCCCACGGCTGGGTCCATGGTGCATAGTAATGTAACACGGCTTAATAACATGCCTGCTACATTATGTGCTTCAAACCTATCTTCATAACTCATTATGAGTTTGTCTAACTCGTCGATGAAGTCTTCTAAATCTTTGTCTGTATGTTTATCCATTTATAATCATCCTAATCAAGCCAACACTATCAATGCTTACAAGCAAGATGTAGTTAGCCAACATCCCAAACGATTTCCTAGTAAAAGCAGACCAAGCGTACAGACTGCAACCAGTAATCCAAATGGGATACAAAATAGGAAGCGGAGGGTTGGGTACAGTGACCGCCATTGTAATACTACAGCCAATGCTGATAGCCCAAGCCAACAGCTCAACACAGAAGCGAAAAGGATGAGTAGTGTAATCATCTTTGATCCAATCTAGGGTAGGTTTAAATATATTATCTATCATATACTATTTTAGCACAATTTTAAATAATACTCAACAAAAAAGGCTACCGAAGTAGCCTTTGAATCTAACTAACTCTTAATATTAAAGAGTAATACCTAATGACTTAGCTTTGTAACCAAGTGCAACAATCTCTCTCGATGGCTTGCCCATTACATATTCAGTTACAGTAACACCGTTGCCAGCTTTACGTGTATTTGAATATACAGCATAACCGCTTGCACGAATACGTGAAGCTTCTGCTGACAAGTTCTTAACACCAAAACGCTTAGTAGCTTCTGAAGCTGTCAATGTTTCGCCGTTATAAAGTGCGTTGAAGATCTTGTATGTCTTGGTTTCTGGATTAAATAATTTCATGTTGTTTCCTTTTAGATTATGCTGAAATCTATCAGCTGTTTCTATTGTAACAAATACTAGTTAATATATCAAGCAGTTTGGCTATCTTGTTTAAGACTAGGATGCCAAAACTTCTTGCCAGGATATCGTGCCGCGGCCAATGTAGCCACTTGATATATGTTTTGAGCCTGTGCTAGAAACTGTCCTGTAGTCTTATCGTATGCGTAGACTAAGTCGCCTACATTCTCAATTTCCATTTCAATCGTGTCTGCATCCAATTCTTCTTGAGTCTCGGCATCATTGATAATTTTGAGTTTGTCGATAAGATCCTTCATTCCTTCTGGGTCTTTTAACAAACGTTGCATAATTTGAAATGCTTTCAAATGTCCACCAATAAAGAAGCCTGCCCAATATGCTACTGAACAACCAACAATCCACATGATCCATGAATCCATAATGTTCTCCGGTTAATTTATTTACTGAGATTAATCTTTTAGTGTTTCTAACATAGCGATTTTAGCGATTTTAGCACCAAAATCCTCATCTTTGCTGATAATATAGATATCATGGAAGTGTCTATCACGCTGGCGATCATAACGGCTAAACTCCACAACCTTACCGCCAATAGCGTTGTATATCTTAAACTGTAGTGTAGGATCACTGCCCACATCACGGCCAGCACTTAGACTGTTGCTTGCAAGTTTAATACTTGTATCAATTTGAATAGCTTCGTCATTATCCAACCAACGGCGAAGTCGACGTTTTAACCAGTTCATTGTAACATCCTTGTTGGTGGTTCATCTTCGTTACCGTTATCAAGACGTTGAAGCGATTCAAAAATCTTTTCAGCAAGCTCAGGATCGGTTTCCATAAGTTCTTCCAAATCAACTTCATTGACATCAGCTTGGGCAACACCGTCTTCGAACATCTTTTGGATCATAGCAATGGCTTCGTCTAGTTCTTCTTGTGTGCCTTCGAAACTATCAAAACATCCTGGCTCAAAGTGAATCTTTACTTTACCATCTGGGAGTTCTTCAATATCTGCCATGCCTTCAATTTTCTTAGTCATTTTGTTTCCTTGGTGAAGTACAGCTATCATTCCAAAGTTCTTGGGCTTGGCGCTTGTACTCGTTTAATTCATACTCATTCTTAACTGCTTGGTACTGTTCTTCTGTCAAGCCATGCCACCCACAGCACTTGCCGTCTGGGCTACGACCACATCCGCATTTACCAAATTCGCTTTTGTCTTCCTTAACTCTTACTTGCATTTTTGATCCTCTCTATGATTTCCTTGGCCTGTTTAAAATCACCAGCTTCTAATCTATATTCAATGTGTGCTTCCATTTGTTCTTGGAGAGCACGTAAAAACGGACGTAGGTGATCAGTGGCATACTCTTGTGTCCATTTAATAGTGTACAAGTGTCTTGGTTCCATATTACTCCAAACAGATAAAGATGATTGTTAAAAAGAGAGCCCACGCTAACTGGCCCATTAAAATTAGTGCTACAGGTACAAGCCAGCGCATTAGACACTCGCATGTTTAATTAACTTAAACAGTCCTTTTTTATCTTTTGGTTGCCAAAACTTGCCAGTAGGCCCACAGTTGTCTTTTTTACGCAACCATTCGTATCTAGCACTTGAGCATCGTTCGTAGTATGCTGGTTCTTTCTTTGGACCAGTAACTGGATCGTCTTTGATTGTTTCTTCAACGAATGACAACCTGCATCGCAATGCAAGAGATTCTGGATATATCCATTCTGATAGATGTTTGAAACTGTGTTTGCAATCTTTACACAAAACCTGGTCACTCATTGCGGGCCTTTCGAATTTAAACTATAAGTTATTATACAGTTTAAGATCTATTTTGTCAACTCGTGTCCCCACTTCATCCACCAATATGTATAATTTTTGGGCGAGAGCTCGGCAACAATTGAGTAAGACCATCCCATATAACTAGGGTCAATTTGTCTTTGCCACATGGGCTCTTGGACTGCGTTCCCCATAACCCATTTACCCATTTCAGTTTGTTGCCATTGGTATATTGGTTCTGCCACATATAAGTCTGGGTCTTCTACATCACCCATTCGAATCTTGTGTACAGTAACACTCAACGGGCCGTGTTCCTTGACCCATTCTTCTGTGGTAAAGTCTCCGTTGGGTAGTGGCAGTACGTTCAAAATGGATTCCAATTAAATTGAATAGGTTCAGTAGGAACAGTAACAGTCGCAGGAGGCTTTGGTGGCAATGGTTCTGCTTTGATCAAGTCGTTGGCAATTTCACTACGTGCCTTGACATTCTTCTGTCCTAAGACTAGAACACCATAGTGTCTATGTTCCTTTTCTACTAGCATGACAACACACCGGCCTGCTGGACTAGTAAAACCTGTCTTACTAATTAAGATGTTATCAAATTTAAAGATGCTAGGGTTAGTATTGTGTAGTAGAATGTGAATAGTCTTTTTGCCTTTGGGTATTAGAATCTCTGCTGTTCTATCATCAGCATAGTTTCTTAATTCCATATTGTCTTGTATAGCACCAAGGAATGATATCAACTCGCTTGCCGTACTTACATTGTTAGGAGACAGACCTGTAGGCTCTTCAATGGAGGTGTGCAACAATCCTCTGCCACGAATAAACTCATTGGCATCTTTGATAAACTCAGCAAAGCCTCCAGGATAGGTATTGGCCAGCGTTTCAGCGGCACGATTATCACTGGCTACCAACATAGCATGTAGTAGATCTTGTCTTGATACTAGAGTTCCATTTGGAAAGTGTCCACTACTTTTACCTTTGACTTTGACTTTTTCGGTTAAGTCGGCACCACTACGCAAAACAGTAACGGCAGTGAATAGTTTACTGATACTGGCAATGGGACGAACAACATCAATGTCATGTGCGACTTGATATTCGGCCCTATCGTAATCATAAAGGGCATAACTGCCCTGTTGTGCTTGTGCGGTTGCACATACAAATAGTAATATTGATAATAGTTTTTTCATTCTGGGAACATCATTTTATACATTGTATATAGCTTATCATCTCGAAACATAAAAACAAATTGTCTATTAACACTGACTCCTCCTGCTTGAAATTCTAGTTCAGCACCATACCATTTACCAGACTCATAGTCCCAAGTCATAGAGTCCAACTGGCCATACATTTGTCCAAATGTA